AATTGTGTGTGTCTAAAGTTAACTTGCCTTTTATCGTGAGTTCTGCACTGGTTGAATTCCAAAGAATATAGTGTTCGGCTGCCCCGACCCTAAAATCGCCGCCAACTTCCCAATAATTATGATCATCGAATTTCAAATCTCCCTTGATTGTCAATGTTGTTCCATCCCATGTGATTCTTTTGCCCGTAGAACATCCAATAGATAGCTTTGGAGTACCCGCATCATTTCCTATCCAGAAGCCTGTGCCTTGATTGAAACCAGTCTGCCCGGACCTAATGAAGCCGCCCGCATCGGCAATGAATCCACCCGTAACTCTAACTGTGCCTTCCACGAGCAATGTAGCCTGGTCTCTATCCCACCTTATTCCATATCCATATCCTGAAGGTAAGGCTTCCCAAGCAGAAGGAACAGTAGTATAAATTGTAATGCTACTAAATTGAGTTAAATCATCCCAATCATCAAATTCAATAGAGTATCTTGTAGCAGTAACTTTGACTGTCAAATCACTGCTTATTTCCACGCTATCTACAATTACTTTGTACTCACCACCATAGTTATTCCCATTTATTGTGATTACATCTCCTGGTTCTAATGCTAACAGCTCACTTTTCCCCTCAAAAGATACCTGAGCAATTTTGAAGAATTTCCTTTGAAAAACTAGACAAGCTAACTTCTGTACATGAATTGCATTCTGAACCCAAGGGATAAATACAGTCTCGTCACTGATATAATTAGTGGTTGTGCCTTTGCCTGGCACAAGCGCTTTTAACATATTATCTTGCGGTTCACCTTCTTTTTGCCACGCTACATAACCGCTATCAGATAACTCCTCAGATAGCTTAGAATAATTGAAACTTTCTTTTGCTACTAGGGAAGTAGTAATTGTTTTCTGGCTGGTTTTAGATAAGACAGATAAATACAATTTGTCTCTTACCAATATTCTTGCATGACACATATTAAGCAGAGTGGATAGTATCGACTGCCTAGTTGATTTTTTCCAAAAGCCTCCATTCCATTCTAAGCCCCAACTATCAAAAGTAGAAGCAGCCGAACTAAATGAATCGTCATCTATCTCACTATCAGGTACTCCAAAGTCTTTGAGAATAGTTTTTATGACATCTGCCGGATTGGTAGTAGAGTTATAGCTAAACTTAGTAGGCATATCTAATATCTTTTGTCCACTAATCCAAACGCCACAGGCATCCGCTGTTCCATCCAAATCAGAGTCAGCAATTATGGGCTGAAAGACCTTCCATGAATTGCCAAATTGGTCTGTTTTTGTGTATTGATTGAATGTGTATTCAGCGGCAGACCATGTTTGCTTTATGCCCCATTCAGAAGGTGCATGTACTTCCTCAATTGTATAAGTTCTATCTGGTGGTCCAAGAAGATAGTATCTATCTCCCTCTATTTCTACGGGTCTGAGAGGAATATATGCAGTGCCGAAGCACACGGGTACACAGAGGTCTTCGTCTTCATAATATACATCTGGGAATAATGCCTTTACATATTGAGTATTAGGATATGCTCCTTCTAGGTATTTCTGTAAAAAGTCCTCACACTCCAGAGTGATAGTTTGATAACTGCCGTAAGCCCTGATGATATGAAATTTCCATTTAGCAATTAAATTATCATCTATCAACAGATAAATCAAAACACTGCCATCTGCAAAATCGTCTGGCGTATAGGTATTATCCTTATTGCCAATTTCAATCTTTACCTCACTAGGTGCAATAATGCCCGCTTCCGATTGGTCTCTGTTTAGGGTAATGCCAGGAAAATCTATTATATTGAATGAGTAAGTTGTTGAATTGTATGTATATTCTCTTGTTGACCAGTGATAAGTATTGCTGTTTGCATCTGTTATATCAAAGAGCCAAATAACTGATTTATAAGTCTTGCTTAGCAGATTCGATTGTAAATCTGTTAAGCTTCTCATACTTCAGCCTTCCAGTAAACTGTTCTATCTGCTGATACTGCTGAATCTACATGAATTTCAAAACTTGTAGCTCCTATATTTGTGACATAAGCATCTTTAACCTCACTGTGTGTTCCTGTTAGCTGAATATTGGAAGGCGTAGAAAAAAGACCATGATTTACTGTAACAGAGGTATTGCCACTGGTGATTGTAGCAGAGCCTTCGTTCTCAAAAAACGCACCTGCATGTCCAGTAATTGTTGTATTTGAAGCTTTGCCACTGAGGTCAATATTGGTATTGCTTTCAACTCTAATTGTTATTTCGTTTCTGCCATCGTCATTTGTAAAGTTAATATAAGTAGTACTTCCTCCCCAACCACAGACTTCAATCCTACTCTTTAACAGTCCAGTATCTGTAGTTCCAAAATTAATAGTTAACCCTGAAATGATACCCAAGACAAGGTCATTATAGTGACTACAAATGTCCACCTCTCCTTCTCTAATCTGCAACCTTCCTACAACTCTCTCTAGGTGAAGTTTTTTAAACCAAGCAAGTGCCCCACTAATTACACAGTCTTTTAAGGTTATCTCTGCACTAGTATCGCTAGAAACCACGCCATGAAATATAATACCACTCTGTCTTCCACTGCCTAAAAACTCTATGCTTGCATCACTTCTGAGTAAGTTAATCCAAGTCTTAGATACAGCACTTTCTGTATAGATATCCTTATTTGTGTTTGCAAAAGAATACTGAAAGATTTTGTGGCGTTTGCCTGCTGAATCAGAACTAATAACTAACCCGTAATCACTATCCTCTGGCTCAACTAAAGCTTCTTTAAACTGACCTCCGTTAAGATATATTGCATAACCTTTGTCTCCTGTATAACCTATTGACGCTGTTATACCCCAAACATGTGCATATTGAACAGTAGGAGCACCATGTTCTTCCCACCCCACGTCAGAACAGCACTGGATTACCACATCGTCGAATATACCATCATAGATATAGTTAACCAGTCCCTTCCTACAAGCATCAATCCTTAGTTTTTTAATTGATGGTGTTCCTATAAATGTAGGATATGGACTGTGCTGTCCACAAGCAACGCCCCTTAAAACTACTCCTGTAACATCAGCCACAGTATCAGTTTCACTACTTCTCTCTTTTCCCCTTACAGTTACATCATCAAATATAAATCTTTTAGAAGCAACAGCCAATACAGTATCTGTTACATATCCATTTCCATCTAGCATTATATGACATAAACCCCAATTGAAAATCTCGTTTTGCCAATTTTCATTAGATAAGTAGTCCTCATATTTGTCTGTCTTTAACAAATAGGTCATAGAAGCAGTAGCTTTAATGTGGCCACCAACTAAAAAAACGCCACTTTTTGCTGTAATTGTTTGATTAGTTCTTAATCTTCCCCTTATAGAAACAACTCTATAATCAAATTTCCAAGGATCTGTATCTGCTTCATTAGCTGCAAAATTGATAGCTGATTGTAAGACACTTCCATCATCTGTCCCTGCTGTACCTGAAGCAATTAAATCGCCTTTGTAATCTCTTGCAATTACAGAGCTGCCATCAATATAAACGATTGCTGAGTAGCCACCCTTTAGACCGAGATTAGCAGAAGGCACCAAACTGTTGCTATCTAAAGGGCAAATGCCATTAGGCTGATTTAAACGCTTTAATGTACCATCACTATCATGCTCTACTTGCAAAAATTCATTTAAAATGCTTCCCCAATTATCCTCATCTCCACCTACTATTGGCAGTCTTGCCATGCCAAACCTCCTAATTAGCCTTCACCGTATTTGTTATGACTATATTTTCCGTGCCCAAATCCCTCACTGACAATAGCCTTCACAATCTCAAGCTCAACCGTTTCGACCGAGTAGACTTTACCTACCTCAACAACTCTCTTTAAACCTTCCACAAACCTCACTACGTAAAACAAACCATCCGTCGGGTGCATCCAACGAAAAGTTTTTGTCTTCTCCACAGCGAGGTAAAAAGAAAACAAATCGTCGGCTTGTTCTTTGGTTAACAAAGGCCAACGCAGCTTAATGCGAGGCTTTGACTCACCCAAGTCGATTCTTTTCTCTTCAAAGCCAGTGCCTACCAACACCTTCTGTCGTGGTTCTTGCGCCTCCTCTATCGCCTCCTGTGGTTCAACAGGTAACCGGTAATTGTAGTCGGGGACTGAGAAACCCAAGTGCCGGTACAAGTGAGACATGGCTAGTCCCTTAAGTTAAATCTACATATCTCCAATTTCCATTTATATAAGCATAAAGCCTTTGTCCCGGGTTAGTCGCATTTGTATCTTCTGCTAGGATAATCAATCCATTAGCTCCTGTAGGTGGTGTATAATTTGTAAAGTTGCCTCCGTAGTCATCTACATCCTGTCTAACCCTAACACCTTCAGTGAAATAGCCTTTTCCTGATGCATGCACTACCTCCTCGGGAGAAGAAACCTTAAATCCAACTCTATCATTTGTCGGGTCAATCACTAGCACATCTGTATCAAATGTCCAAGCACCAGTAATATTTTCAGCAGCAGTTTTATCTACAAGATTTGCCTTGGCTATACCTCCGAAGGATACAGCATCAATATCACCAGCACTAGTAAATCTCACTTTTTCTGCAACCGCTGCACCACCGGTCATTAATTTGAACACTAAATCAAAATCTTCACTGCCATCAGTAACATCAGTAGCCACAGCTTCTATAGTAGCACCCACCTCATAATTGCTACCCGCTGTATGTATCTCAAATTCAATTCCAGCTCCTATGCCCACAGCAGGTGTTCCAGTTGTGACATGAGTGAGACGCAAAGGATAAGACACAGCAGAAACAGTAGTATCTGAGAGTTCAATGTGACACAACCTATCAGGACTTGTCGTTCCTATACCTACTCTAGTATTTGTTCTATCTACATATAATGGCTCAACAAAGCTAAGTCTAAGCAGCCACCGTCCTGTATTTGAACCTACATCATCAGGTGCGATTACATCAGGAGAGCTTTCTGATGATGAACTGGTTGCATCAAAAATATGGACATAGGTATAACTACTTGTTATAGTAAATGCCAACTCGCCATCCTGTAAAGAATTATAAGGCAATGCGTCAAGAGCACCCGAAGTGCCTCCAGTCAATGCTGTGCATATATATACTCGTTTATCTGCCATATTGTTACCTCTAATCCAGACTTAATTTATTCCAGCCTAAAACCCGTAAAGCAACATCTAACTCGTCGGTAAATAAGCCGTGCCTAACCACATCAACCAAATCCGAATCAAACCGAACTACGTAAACACAGCCGTCCGCGGGGTGTGTCCACTTAAACGACCGAAGTTTTCCATTGGCTTTTGTCTCGTTTATATAAAAATCGATTAATGACTCAAGTTGGTTCTTCGTCAATCTCGGGAGATGCAAAGTAACTCGGAAGTCTGGGAGAGACATACTCACCCTCTCCTCATCACCATCGTCTGTTTCGGTGACCTTACACAATGTATCGACACTATCAGACAACTTCGCTGCAGACAAAGGAAACTCTGCGTCGTAATCTGGCTCCTTGTAAGGTAAATAATCGGCCATTTTGCCCGATATGCTTAACCATTGCCATCCATCTTGCCATGCCCAACCACTTGCCCACCGGTAAGACCAATAAGACTTAGCCATTAGTGCACCAACCTCCTTACTTGCTTAATCAATTCTGGATGTCCTCTCCTTATTTGCTCCGCAGTAACGTTCGCTATTTCTCTTCCGTCTATGTGTAGATGTATGGACGTAGCTCCACCGGAAGCAATACCCGCACGAATAAGGGAAGAGGCGATAGACTCACCCAGTCTATCGGAATCTATTTCAACCTTAATGCTCGTGGTAGGAGGTAAAATTACTTCCCCCGGATGCAAACGATACAGTCCTTCCCTTGTAGTTATACCACCCAACTGCGCTGACGGAACACCGGTTTCCAGATACTCGTATATCTTCTCTAACCAATTCGATATGTCAGTGAGCAGCCTGATGTCCTCTGGCATTTCCTCTTCCTTTGCAAGATACTCTCCCACCTCTTTTAACCTTTCGTATATCGCCAGCATTCTTTGTGCATATTGTTCTTTCAACAACCTGATCTGCTCTTCCGCGTGTCTATCCACCGCTTCTAGCTGCCGACTCACTGACTCGTCTATAGCTGCTAACTGCCTGCTTAAATTCTCGCTTATCTGTTGCATCTGGTCCTCGATAGCCTCGATACTCTGTTCTAGCATTTCTGTTTGAGCATCAATAGCGTCTATCTGAGATTGCAATAGATCTATCTCGGAGACCGCATTTTCTTGAACGTTCTGTAAAGTACTCACTACTTGCTGCCATATCTGCAAATATTGACTCGGCGCATAGATCCTGGCCATCTCAAGATACTGTCTCGAGAACTCAATCAACTGTTGCGCCGCCTCTGGGCTTGTTTTTGCCGCTTCTACCAATTCAGCCCATCTCCTTTGGAATGCCTCCCAGGACAGAACTGGTGCTTCGGTCCCGTACATCAATTCTTGCAGACGATCACGGATCCTGTCTATTACACTCTGCCATTCTTCTTTAAGGCTCTCTATCTCTCGTCTTTGTTCTTCGAGGAGCGACATCTGC